ATGGAGCCACTACCGAAGACGGTCGCTGAGCTATACTTAAGCAAGGGGACGTCTGAGCATGAATTAAGATTACCTTGCAATTTTTGTAAGAAAGAACTAACGCTGCTCGAACAGTCTGCTTTTGCAGAGCAGAATTTCCACTTGCTTTGGAAAGACGGGCTTGCTTATGGGTGTTGCAAACTTTGCTTAGCTGCTTCTGCGCAAAAGGAGCTTGTGACTTTCTTTGAAAAGCTTGTAAGCATTGTAGATGTAGTGGCTGTGTTAAAGAAAAATATTGAAGAGATAGAAATAAGATGCTCGCGGTGTCTATATGCTCTTACAGCCTCTGAAAAGCAATCTGCTCTAGAAAACAAGGAATCTGTTTTAATAGTTAAAAAAAGATTTAGAAGTTATTGTAGTAATTGTAGGAGGGATGATTGGACCAGAGCCTACGCTTAAAGATATTACTCTTGACACACCGGACAGTATAGACCTTAATTGTTATGAGACATTTGAAATAGAGGAGGAGGAGGTGCCACCCCTCGGCCAGCCAATTAAAGTTCTTTGTTATTGTGGCTTGTGCAAGAGGCGTATTAAAGTGACAGTAGTATCAGATCGTGCGTCTCTCATCTCTCTGGAGAGTTTGCTGGTGGACTCTTCGCTTAGGTTCGTGTGTTGCAGCTGCGGACGTCGATATGGCCGATAAAGGTAACAAAGTATTGGATGATTGGGTAATAACAGAGGCTGAATGTAGTGACTTAGAGGATGAGTGGGAAGAATTAGATTCAGAAGATGTAGTGGAAGATTTAATTGACGATGGGTCAGTCTGTGAAGGGAATTCCCGGGAATTATTTCAACAGCAGGAGTTGACAAATAGTGATTACCAGCTACAGTTGCTTAAGAGAAAATTTATACATAGCCCAGAATCGAAAGCAATTCAATCATTAAGTCCTAGACTGAGCGCTATAAGTATCAGCCCTCGGTCTACGAAAAAAGCTAAAAAGCAGCTGTTCTCACAGAGCGAGCCCTCTTCACAAAATGACAGTGGTGTAGAAGAAAGTCTCAACAATGAAGCTGATGGTTCTTTTGAACAGGGGACACACACACAGGTAGATGAAAATGGGAATGATACTGTTGAAGACATAGTTAACCAGCTATTAATTGATAGTAACCGTAAAAGTACTATGTTATGTAAATTTAAAGAATGTATGGGTGTTTCATTTGCAGAATTAACTAGACCTTTTAAAAGTGACAAGACTTGTAGCCAAGAATGGGTTGTTGTTATATTTGGTGTATTTGAAAGGCTATTTGAAGGATCTAAAACTTTATTGCAGGTTCACTGTAATTTCTATATGTTATCTAGACTGTTTATTAACGATGATTCCACTATGACTGTATTATTGGTTAGTTTGAAAGCTCAAAAGAGTAGGGAGACGTTACACAAGATGATCAAATCAATTTTTTTTTGCCGTGATGAACAATTAATGAGTGAACCGCCCAGAGTTAGAAGTGTTCCTGCAGCCTTATTTTGGTATAAACGTTCTTTCACTGGATTGGCTTTTGTGCATGGCGCCATGCCGGTCTGGGTGACTCGACAAACCGAATTAGATCACCAAATGGCGGCTGTTAAAGCATTTGAATTATCCGCCATGATTCAATGGGCCTATGACAATGACTTAACAGAAGAAAGCCAGATTGCATATCAATATGCATTATTAGGAGATGTAGATGAAAATGCAATGGCCTTTTTAGCAACTAATTCACAGGCAAAACATGTAAAAGATTGTGCACAAATGGTAAGATATTATAAAAGAGCAGAAATGCAAAAAATGACTATGTCTGAATGGATATATAAGAGATGTAAGCTAGTAGAAGAAGAAGGTAACTGGAAAGAAATAGTAAACTTTTTAAGATCCCAGAATATTGAATTTATTAGATTTCTCTCAGCTTTAAAGACATTATTACAAGGAGTACCTAAAAAAAATTGCCTTGTTTTATATGGACCCCCTAATACAGGGAAATCTATGTTTGCAATGAGTTTATTAAAATTTTTAGGTGGTAAAGTCATTTCTTTTGTAAATAGCAAAAGTCAATTTTGGTTACAGCCTTTAGCAGATGCAAAGATAGGATTGTTAGATGATGCCACAGGGCCTTGTTGGGACTATTTCGACATATACTTAAGAAATGCTCTGGATGGCAATCCAGTTTCTTTAGACTGCAAGCATAGAGCTCCTATGCAATTAAAATTTCCTCCTCTGCTAATTACTACTAACATAAATGTTGCTGAGGATAATAAATTAGCTTTTCTGCATAGTCGCTTGCAATCTTTCACTTTCCGCACAATTTTTGAGTTTGATGAAGATGGTTCTCCAGCATATCAACTCAATGATCAGAATTGGAAATCTTTTTTTACAAGGTTCTGGAGCACTTTAGAATTAAGTGATCAAGAAGACGAGGGTGACGATGGAGACCCTGAAACAACGCTTAGACTCTCTTCAAAACGAGTTGCTGAGTCTCTATGAGAAGGACAGTAATGATATAAGGGATCAGATATTACACTGGAATTTAAACAGAAGAGAGCAAGCATTGTTACATTATGCTAGACAGCAAGGACTTAATAGATTAGGAATGCAAATGGTTCCAGCCCTGACAGTGTCACAAAGTAGGGCAAAAGGTGCAATAGAGATGGAACTGATGCTCACGAGCCTAAGCACATCTAGGTTTGGGAATGAAGGATGGACTTTGCAAGAGACAAGTAGAGAACTGTTTAACACAGCTCCAAAGCATACATTTAAAAAGGGGCCCAGACACTTGGATATGATATTTGATGGAAATAGTAACAATACAGTTCATGTACCTTTTTGGCAATATATTTATTATCAAGATGAGAGAGATGAGTGGCATAGAAGTAATAGTGATGTAGACTCTGTTGGTATATACTATATGCAGGGTACTATTAAGGTGTATTATACAAAGTTTCAGTCTGAGGCCTCAAAATATGGCTTTAGAACTTGGCAGGTGTCTCATGACAATAAACCTTTGCATTCTAGTTCCTCCGTGGGGTCCAGGGGACCCAGTCCACACTCCAAGGCGCCGTCAACTCCCATACGGCGAGGAGGAGGACGAAGAGCCCCCAGACGACGATCGCCGTCAACCTTCTCCCGTTCGCATAAGGAAGCCTCGGGGTCCAGTGGACGAGGAGAAACTCCGCCATCTGCAAGAGACGTTGGAAGGTCTACTGAAACGCCTCCAAGAGGAAATCAGAGCCGACTTCGATCTCTGCTACACGAGGCTCGGGATCCCCCTTTACTAGTACTAAAGGGGCCTGCAAATACTCTAAAGTGTTTGCGATATAGGTTAAAGGGTAGGTTCTCTCACACATTTTGTAATGTAACTAGTACATGGCACTGGACGTTGCCTACTGGGACTGAGAAGTGTGTAAGGTCGTGCGGGTCACGAATGATTGTAACATTCTCCAGTACAGAGCAGAGAAATTTGTTTTGTACCAAGGTACCACTTCCTAGTTCTGTGACAGCGTTTACGGGGTCATTTAATGGGGAATAGTAAACTTCCTTTCTCTTGTATGAGTGTGGTCGCGACCAATCTTTCTGTCTGTCTGTTTGACTGATCCAACATCTATATTTCTCTTTCTGGTCAAGTGGTCCTATCACTCACTCACTCACACTCGTCTCTCTCTCTTATATCCTCAACGAAAAGCAACACACCCTTATATCCAAAAAAACAAACCCAAACCCATACTCTATACCTAAAAAGTGAAGCTATAAAAAAGTAACATATCTCAACCAAACCCAAATATTTACCAAACCCTTAAAAGTTTTCATATCCAAAACATAAAAACTGAAAAAGCAAGTTTCTATTCAAACTTCACAGGCTTCTTAGCTATGGTTCAAAATATAAGGCTCTCTTGTTAATAAAACTCATTTACCTTCATATGTAACAGCTACATATAGGATTCCACAAAAGCCACAAAAAAATTGCAGCTTTTATTGATGATTTTACAGCATTTGTCACAGGTTTGAAACTTAGAAAATCAAACTGAAAACTCTACGAAAATTCTACTCGTCTAAAAGACTTTGGGTGGTGGGCCGACATCTTTTTTTTTTAACTCGTCCGCTATATTAGGGCGGGTTTTTTTTTTGGTGTCGGAAGGGTGTTGGGTGTGGTGAAGGGTTATATATATAATCATGGATATTTACCCCGCTTGTAAAATATCGGGTACTTGCCCACCTGATATTCTCAACCGCTATGAGCAAAATACAATTGCAGATAAAATATTGAAATATGGCAGTATTGGTGTTTATTTGGGGAGTCTGGGAATAGGTACTGGGAAGGGTACAGGAGGGTCTTTGGGATATAATCCTTTGGGAACAAGACCATCTGTTTCCAGGCCTGGGCCTCCTATTCAAAGTGTTGGTCCCTCAGATATACCACTAGATGTCATCACACCAACCGATTCAGTTATCATTACTCCACAAGAAGTTCCCATTATCAGGGTCCCTACAGGGCCAAATTTTGAAGGCCCTATTTTGCCCCCAAGGTTTCCTTCAATAGTAGAAGACCCAATTGAGATTCCTTCAGTAGAGGAACCAGCTGTTTTGCCTGTAGAACCAACAGAGGTTTCTGTACCAACACAAACAACTTCACAGTTTTCTAACCCTGCATTTGAGATTACACATTATAGCATAGATGTAGCTAGTGAATCATCAGCATCTGACCATGTATTTATAAATGGTCAGTCTGGGGGTCATTTTGTAGGTGGTGAAGATATAGAATTAGTTGTTTTGGGTAGGGGTCCTGGAGGACCAAGACAAATAGAAGCAGAAACTGAATTCACAACTAGCACCCCTGAAAGCTTTCCTACAAGGCGCACTGGATTATATGGAAGGGGTACACAACAAGTTAGAGTTGAAACTGAGGCTATTGTTAGACCGCGCTGGAATTTTGAAAATCCCGCCTTTGAGGAATCCGTTTCTTTGACCTTTGATTCAGATATTGCTGATCTTGCTGCAGCTCTGCCAAGAGATGAGTATATAGGTGTGACTAACCTTGGCAAAGAAATATATTCTCAAAGGCAAGGACTTGTTAGAGTCAGCAGACTTGGTTCCAGGTTATCTAATCTTCAAACCCGCAGTGGTGAGCCGTTTGTTGGCAAAGTTCACTTTTTTACAGACCTAAGCGAGATACCACTTGCAGAAAGCATTGAATTAAGTACTTTTTCTGAGAATAGCAATGCAAGTTTAGGATCTGTTTTTCCAGAGGAGACATTGATTGATGAATATGAGAGTGTTGGCGAAAATTTGCAGCTAGTTCTCACGGAAGGTAGAGCTGCAAGGCATGTGCAGCTGCGTGATTATACAAGAGTGAAAAAAACAGGGTTTAGTAACAGTGATTTTGATTTTTTTGATGTTAGGGATAAAGATTTAGTTTCCATAGATCCTGCAACAACACCATATACTCCTGTGATAGTTATACACGGCGTTTATTTTAGTGTTGATTTTTATTTGCACCCACATCTATTAAAACGTAGAAAACGTTTTCATTTTTGATTTTTCAGATGGCTGTATGGCTGCCTGCTCAAAATAAATTCTATTTGCCGCCTCAACCAGTAACTAAGATTATCAGCACCGATGAATATGTGACTCGGACCTCATTATATTATCATGCAAGTTCTGAAAGACTGCTTACAGTTGGACATCCTTATTTTGAAATTAAAAAGCAAAATGGTGTGGATAATAGTATTGTTATACCAAAGGTTTCTCCTAATCAATACAGAGTATTCCGCATAAAGCTTCCTGATCCTAATAACTTTGCATTTGGAGATAAACATGTATTTGATCCTGAAAAAGAAAGACTTGTTTGGAGCTGCGTGGGTGTAGAGATAGATAGGGGACAGCCACTTGGTATACCAGTAACTGGTAGCCCACTTCTTAATAGGGCTGCAGATGTAGAAAACCCTAATCAACTTCTTGCAAACACTAAGTCAGGAGAGACTAGAAAAAATGTTGCTTTTGATCCCAAGCAAACACAGCTGTTCATAATAGGTTGCAAACCAGCTATAGGAGAACATTGGGCAGCTGCAAAATGGTGCGAGGGTGAACAACATCAAGTCACTAATTGCCCTCCTTTAGAACTCATAAACACTATGATAGAGGATGGGGATATGGTAGATATAGGTTTTGGTGCAATGGATTTCAAAAATCTACAGCCAAATAGAGCAGGAGTACCTCTAGATATAAACATGTCTATTTGTAAATATCCAGACTATATTAAAATGTCAAATGATAATTATGGAGATACACTCTTCTTTTTTGCAAGAAGAGAACAGCTGTATGCCAGACATATGTTTAGTAGAGGTGGTGTAGTAAAGGAAACTATGGATGAAGGTACTTATTTTAATAGAAAAGAAGGTGGAGATATACCTACATATAATTACTTTGTAACTCCAAGTGGATCCTTGGTTTCCAGTGAATCACAACTGTTTAACAGGCCTTACTGGCTTCATAAAGCACAGGGAATGAATAATGGGATTTTGTGGCAAAATCAAATGTTTATTACACTAGTAGATAATACTAGAGGTACAATTATGAATATAAACACTGTAGAGAATAATGCAAACTTTGATGCAGAAAATACAACTGCATATATTAGACATGTGGAGGAATTTGAGCTTTCTTTTATTTTTCAATTATGTAAAATAAAACTAACTCCAGAAAATCTTGCTTTTATACATACAATGAATCCAGATATTATAGAGCAGTGGCATCTTGGCGTCACAGCTCCTAATTTGCAACTAGATGATAGATACAGATATATAAACTCTCTTGCAACTAAATGTCCTGCAGATGTTGTTGTTCCAGAAAGGGTTGATCCTTATGAAGGCCGTAGATTTTGGGAAATTGATCTGACAGAACAAATGTCAGATCAGTTGGATCAAACTCCATTGGGAAGAAAGTTTTTGTTTCAAAGAGGTTATAGAACATCAACAAAACGTGTTTCTGTAAGAACTACTACAGCGGTCACTAAAACTAAGGCCAAACGTAGGCGTAAAGCATGATTATATATATAATTTGTACTGACCATGTCACTGAACTTATTATGAGCCCTCATTAAAGAATTTTGAAAGGTATGACTGTGTCTGTCTTTATTTGCCGCACCCAAAAAGTTGGCACTGATAAACATGTTTGGACTCGCGCCATTTTAGTAGTTTGGCTTCCAGGAGTGTTTTTAGAACTCCTAGTTCTTGGTAAGTTGCCTGGTTTTTTTTATTTGTATCTTTTGGATCTGTATGATTGATTTCTTGGCTCCTGCAGCGCTATGATTCTTGGCGGGTTTTGGCAGCCTTTATTGGCAAAGAACTAAAACGGTCTATACGAATCCGGTCTTGTCTACTATGTGTATTTGATGATTGTTGCCAACTACAATTACAAAAGAGACAATGATGCCAGACCGTTTTCGGTCGGGCTATAAAAACCATGAAAATGTTGAAGGGGCTAACAG